AATTCCTAGCCAGAGCTATCAGCGTTGCATCAAGCGCCGCGCTCTGTCTCGATTAAAACGCAACCATGAATTGCAGTCATGAACTGTTTGCCGCCAAATTTAGCGTGCAATTCATCGGCAAAAGCCTCATGAAAACCATTTGTGCATTCGTCCACAGCTTCTTTGATGTTTTCGGCTGGGATCATTTTTGAAGATTCAATTGTCAAAGAATACTCAATGGCATCGCCATTAACAGGACAAATGGCATTGAATTTGATCTTGTATCTGTTCACAGTAATGATCCTTGTTCAACTTGGTGGAATCCCCAGACCGCTGGAGCATTGTGAGCCTCGATTCGACTGCGCATGACTTGCGCACGCATCTCTTTGGTCGGTGGCAAATAGTTGCCAACACGCCAATTTTTGTCGATCCCAACATTGCGGCCAATGTTGGTGCTGTCTGCGCTGGAAAATGGCAACTTGGTAAAAACATCAGGATCGAGCATTCGCAGGCCATGCAATTTGCACATTGGTCTGCCCATATCGTCACAGATCACCCTCATGGCTTGGCCCATCCGCGACCACCAGGCCATTGTGCCAACAGCAGCATATTCACCCGAGCTGCCAAAGCAGACCCGCACATAAGTGTTGGCAAGTTGTTCCAAACGCTCAAGGGATTCGTGCATGTGCCAAACAGGAGCGCCAAACCATGCAGGCAAAGGGCAATCGAGCAAGAGCGCATCATTGTCAGCCTCAGTGCCATCGATCACATCGGGAATCACCGCAAAGTCACAAGATGGCACTTTTTTGACGTTCAGCGCCCAATCATAAAAAGCAGTCCAGTCGGTGATTGGTTTGCCACTTTTCCAAGCCGAAAAAGCGCCATTATCGACGGCAAAGGACTGGCAAACATCAATTGCAATGCCAAGTTGATCGGCATGGGCAAATGACACAAACGCATGACCAGCCTCGACTGCCTTGGCCGCAGCCGTAGCTGGTGTGATTGGCAAGCCGTGATAGTGGATCATCACTTGAGCCTGTTCGCCACCAAGGTGGAATATCCAGCGATGTCTGCCCATGAATCGACATAGTTCGGATCGCCGTTCATGATGCGTGCCATTTTGTGGCAGATCATGTCAAGAGCCTCGCGCTGGTCATAGTTCAGGTGCAGCCAATTGTCGTGCATGTGCAAGACCTTTTTCAGCGCCTGCGCTGTGGCTGCATTGTGTTCGAATTGACCATAACGCTGGCCGCGCTCTTGGAGGATGTTGTCGATGTGCATGGTTATTTTCCGCAGACAGGGCAAGGTGGGTTGTTGCGACGATAAGACATCAGGCGATAGATCGATTGGGGTGTGATGTCGTAGACCAGGGCAGCGTTTCTGACCGACATGCCCTCATTGACAGCGTGCAGCGCCTGGGCTGTTCGTGAGGGTTTCTTCTTTTGATTTTGTGGCTTTTTCATCATGCCTCGCATGTGTTGCTGATTTTTTTATTGTACATGATTTTGTTGACAACAAACTGTGCTACTATGTGGGTTCAAACAAACGAAAGGCAAACGACATGAAACCTCGGAGTATTTTGATCGGACTGCTGCTGGTATCGGCCACAGTGTCTGTGTCAATCATTTATGGCATTTTGCGCCTGGTGGGGGTGATATGACCAAAGACAAAGCCCTCGACTTGGCGCTGGAGGCGCTGGAGCGCATGAAAAGATTTGGCAATACTTTTGGTTACCGATCATGGGAACAGAACCCGTATGAGCAAGTGTGCGAAGCCATTGCCGCCATCAAGCAAGCCAGTTCAGTGCAGAAACGCCCACAAAACTGCGGCACAGGTTTTTGCTCTTGCATTGAGTGCGTGATGGAGCCAGTACCTGTGCAGCCTGTGGCGACAGTTCAATGCATCAATGGTGTAACGATTGGCTACCTTGATGTGATGCAGCCACTAGGAACAAAACTCTACACCACCCCACCCGCAGCACAGCCAGCACCTGTGCCCGAAGGGTGGAAGCTGGTGCCAGTGGAGCCGACAATTGAAATGCTTGCCGCCTTGGGGTTTGATGGTGATGTTGAGCTGGCAATCGGTCATGCAGCAATCAGCAAAGGGCTTGAAGACTCCTACGTTGCCATGCTTTCCGCTGTGCCCACCCCACCCGCAGCACAGCGGCCTTGGGTTGGGCTGACAGAATCTGAGATTACTGACGAGTTTTACAAGTTTGAAGCTGCTGGTGCGTGGTATCAATTTGCCCGAGCCATCGAAGCCAAACTCAAGGAGAAGAACACATGAACGATATGTTTTTGGTAATGGGATGGCTGACTGCCATTTGTGCTGGCTGGATGTTGATTCTGCTTGCGCTGATTGCATTGCTACGCATGAGTAATTTCATTGCTGACAAAGTAATGGAGAGATACGGCGGGTGGCAAAGCTATTTCAAGTTTCGAGAGTGGTATTGGCAACAACCAGAAAATAAGGACAGGACATGAGAGACACGATAGACATGGCTATTGAGGCGCTTGTTGTTCCGTTCTTTTTGAAAAAAGAAAACAATGAACTGATTGCCCGTTTAAAAGACTTTGAAGCCCTTGTTCGTGCTGACCAGCGTGAAATTGATGCAAAGTTGCTTGAATCACGAATGACTGGAGCAAATGAACTGATGGATGCCGTGCGCGATATGGAGGCAAGAGCCATCCGAGCAAGGGGGAACACATGACTGAATGCAAACACCGCTGGATACTGACCCCTGTGCCAGACCGCAACCATTACCGCTACCAATGCGCCAAGTGCAACCAAGTGGCATGGTCCACCATCAAGGAGAATCAATCATGACCGACATCATCAACAGATTAAAAGCAATGTATGCACCGCCGACTGCTGAAACGATGGCGCTGCGCGAACTGGAGCAATCTCGCCGCGATCTGCTGGACGCGCAGACCCAGCAAGAGTATTCGACAAAGATGGTCGAATTCCACAAGATCAAGATCAAACGCCTGTCGGCATTTTTGAAAGGCATGGAGGAGCAATCGTGAGCAAAACAAACACAGGTGGGCCAGCGTTTCCGCTGCACAACCACGGGGCACAGACCCTTGGTTTGGATGTCACCGGCATGACCCTGCGCGACTACTTTGCGGCCAAGGCGATGCAAAGTTACATGATTAACGAGGTCTGGAATCCAGACACATACAAAAATGCGGCGTATAGATGCTATCGGATGGCCGATGCCATGCTGAAAGCGAGGCAATCGTGATCGATACATATTTCGACCGCGCATCCTGGCCAACTTGGATGACCATCAAGCCCGAATCAAAGCACTGGGAAGATCCGAGATATTTTCAACATCAGTTGTATATGACGATGATCGACCGGAATGTGGCCGAGGCCAAGGCCAATGTGCGCCACATGATTGATAACCGAGTGTCCTGGCATCGCGTTGAAATCGCCAATGGCATCAAGCTGGGCGATCCAGACAGCGTATTCAAACCCGATGGCACATTCAAAACAATATGGACTGCAAAATGACCGACACCGACAAACTCCCTGCCCTGTCACGCAAGATGGCGCACGAACTTTCAAACCTGCTTTACCTGACAAAAGATGATTTCTTTCATGCCGACCAATGGCAAGCAGCAATGGATGCCCTCGACAATTATTTGAACGAACTCAACAAGGATAAATATGACAAACCCTGACCACGCACAGCGCCAGCATGCCCGAATGAGTGCCAGCAAGATTTCAAGGGTTGCCGTGTGCCCTGGTTCACTGCTGGCCGAGGAGGGCTTGCCAAACAGCACCAGCGAGGCTGCCCAGCGAGGCACTGACATTCATGAGATAGCCGAACAGATACTGCGCCAGCAGCCGGTGGCCGATGTCGATGCTGAGATGCTGGCCATCGCGCAAAAGTATGTGGCCACAGCGAGGGAACAAACAGCCCACGCCAAGAAACATTACATCGAGTTGGATGTGACCGAGGCGCTGAAAACAATCCACGAATCGCTCGGTGGCACTGCTGACCTGATCGCCATCGGTGGTGGCGTGATGACTGTGTGCGATCTCAAGACTGGCCGCATTGAGGTGTCGCCCGAGAATAATTTGCAGTTGATGACTTATGCCCTTGGTGCGGCCATTGCATTGAATGCACCGCCGACAGTGACTGTCCGGCTGGCCATCTACCAGCCCGATCATGGTGGCTGGCGTGAATGGTCATGCACTTATGCTGACCTGATGGCCTGGAAGGATAAGTTGCGCGATCTGGCCATCGCTGCGCACCAGCCCGATGCGCCAAGGAACCCCGACCAGGATGCCTGCAAGTATTGCCGAGCAAAGACCCAATGCGATGCCCTGCGCTCAAAGGCTGTGGCTGCGGCCAAACAGGAATTCGCCTTGGGCATCACGCCCGAGCAACTGGAAGATGCTGCCCTGTGCAGGGCATGGGCCGAGGCTGTGCAGGATGCGGCCAAAAAGCAGTTGGTCGATCAACCCGAGTCGATCAAAGGCTGGGCGATGAAGCCTGGTGCAAGAATGGTCAAATTCAAGGACGAAAAGATGGTGGCCGAATTGCTCAAGGGCAAGCCCGAGGCATTTTCGTTGAAGTCGGCCAGCGCCATCCTGAAATTGGGTCTGGAAGTGCCAGAGGCCATGATCGAGGAAACCCGCAAGGCTGCATCACTGGTGAAGGTTAAATGACCCTCTACCCGCACCAAGAAATCGCACGCGATTTTCTGCTGACCCGAAAGAGGTGCATCCTGGCCGATGCGCCCAGGGTTGGCAAGACCCTACCAACAGCCGCAGCAGCCATGCAGCACTTGCCCGTGCTGGTGGTCTGCCCTGCTGTGGCCAAACCTGTTTGGCAAAAGGCATTCAAGCAGTTTGGCATCGATGCTGTGATCGTCAATGGCCGCGAGATGGCCGCAGGCTGCGTGCCCGGTGGTGTGCTGATCGTGAATTACGATTTGCTGCCCTACATGACCGCGATGCAGGGCTGGCAGACGCTGGTGATCGATGAAGCCCACCGCATCAAGACACCCACGGCCAAACGCACCAAGGCTGCCATGAAGCTCATGAAAGCCACGCCCCATGTCTTTGCACTGTCTGGCACGCCAGTGCCAAACAGACCTATCGAGATCTGGCCGCTGCTGTACGGGCTGGGCATCTATAAAGGGTCTTGGATGAAGTTCGCATATCGTTATGCCAAGGCATGGCATTCGCCTTGGGGCTTTGATGTGTCAGGGGCCAGCAACTTGCCCGAGTTAAAAAAGGCACTGGCTCCGCATGTGTTGAGGCGCACCAGGTCTGATGTATTCCAAAACTACCAGCAGCCTGTCATCAGCATGATCGAATTGGATCTGCCCATCGACCGCAGGGAAAAGCAATTCGATGCCGAGGTGCTGGTGCAAAACCCCAACTT